TCATAGGACCAGCAAATATAGCCGAACTTGCAACTGTTATTCGGTTACTTTTTGTGGTTTTCTAAATGCTCCGAAAGTTTGTCATTGACCTTATCTATTTTGTCTTCGGTACGGTAAATCGTTTTGTGCATGCCCCTCAAAATCCCTTGAACTACAGCGTGGTCGGCACGGTTTTCTTTAGCGAACCTAGCAACAAGAACTGTTAGCAGACCGAAAGTACCAGCAACAGCAGCAGCGAGAACACTAGCCCAACCAGCATCCATGTCATACGGCTTTCGCAGCAACGAAGGCTGCAACGGCAGGTGGGACTTGGTTTCCTTGGGTGTAGCGGATGTGCCACGGCTCTGACTGAACTTCATGTGAGAAGCCGAATAGATGTTCGTTGGCTAGCATCCATGCAAGGCGCGGTCCTGATGCGGTAGCCACATCAACTGCGAGACCCATGTTGTGTTGCGATTTTCCTGGTGTTGCCAAACATGCCATACCTTTTTTTAGGTACCACTTCTTACCTTCGAAGGTGCGTGTGTCTGGGTTGCCTGTGTCTTCTAGTTGGTACCGTTGGAAGAACGCTTTGGTTTGAGATTCGAGTGTGCGATATGTGTCGCCTGCTGATGTCGGTGTCAGTTTGATACCAGCCTTCTCTGCAGCATCAACCATTGCTTCCCATGCGTCAGCAGCACAATGATGCAACGTGCCACCAACAGTTTTGCGTAACTGGTCAGCAGTAAGTTTGCCTGCAACCGCAGTCTTTAGATGGTCGCAAAGTTTTACAGGTACAACAGGGTACGCCACAGGTTTACTTTTCGGCTTTTGCGCCGAACGCACTGTTGATTTCTTCCATTGTGAGTTTGCCATCAAGCGAAGCCTGAGCAAGTTTCTGTACCACAGTGGCACATGCAGCGAAACCAGCAAGCACAGCCGACTTCCAAATTTCCAACTCGGGGGCAATCACAGCACTACCGCCGACGATAGCCAATGCTGAGGACAGGAACACTGCCACGATACGACCTGCGATGTCTTGTGCTTTCTTCATTCTGATTCCTTTGTGCTGAGAGTTAATGCTGCGTGTAAAACTAATGATACACCAACCACCCATATAGCCTGTCTTAAGGTAGGACCCGACAGGGTGATGAGGACTAAGCCTGTGCCTGCGTATGTCCAGGCGTTGTCTTTGATGAGGTTGGTGAGGCGTTTCATTTCTGTTTCATCTTACTACCTGCTGCTGTGAGGGTTGCCCCCGCTGCGATGGCGATGAGGGTTCGGCGTTCACCTACAGGGATGTTGGAACCTGTTGGCACATAGTCGTCGAATCCTCCGAAGATGTCAATGGTGGCTTCAAAGGCTTCTTGTACGGCGAGTGGGGCGTTTTGGATTGCTTCTGTAAGTTCGGCTATTTGGGTGTTGTCTAGTTCGGCTACTTCGATTGTGGCAAAGATTTCTGTGGCTTGTTCTTCGGTGATGACAGCCAACACGTCAGGGTTGGTGGCGAGTTCTGTGGCTTGGTCGGCTGTTACGTCTGTGGCTAGGAGTTGGTCTATGAGGGCTATGGCTTGTTCTTCGTTGAGGTCGCCGAGTGCTTCTATGGCTGTGTCGAATTGTTCGTCGGTTAGTGGTTCGCCACTGTCCACAGCGTCTAGGAGGGCTTCTGCTAGTTCGGCTGGTATTTCCTCGGTTACATCTATTGGGAGCGTCTCAGGGGTTTCTGGTGCGTCTGGCAGGGTGTCTGGTGGCAGGGTGTCAGGCACCATGGTATCAGGAACGGTGGTGTCAGGTACCGTGGTGTCGGGAGCGGTTGTGACCACAACTGGTGGGATTGTGTCTACAACTTCAGGAACCGTTGTCGTTTCCGCCACTGTTGTTTCTGGTTCAGGAACCGTTGTTGTCGGCTCTGGAACTGTCGTGTCTGGTGGCAGGGTCGTTGTTTGAAGTGTCGTAGTAGTCGATTCTTCTACCACAGGCACAGTCGTAGAGGGTGCAATAGTAGAAGTGGTCGTCGTTGTAGTCGTGGATGTTGTTGTGGTGTCCCATAAAGAAAGATTAGCAATAGACAGATGACCAGGCTGGCAACAGGTATCTATTGAGTATTGACGGAACGTAAAAATGTCGCCTTCAACCACAGGCACAGACAGAGTTCCTGACGAAATGTTGACTTGTGTAATCAACGTGTACACCCCATTGACACCGTACTGTGGCGGGTCATACACCCAACCATCATTGGTTTGATACGACCAATCAAAGTCAACTGTGTTCACATCAGCAGGCACAACCGTTTCAATTTGCACCCAATGCGCCCCACCACTACAACCGTTATAGTCGGGACCATGCAAAGTGATGATGTTGTCAACTACTTCTATTGACCCACCACAATCTTGGGACTGGCTGTATGTCCAGTTGCCGAGAACATCGGCTTTAGCGGCTGGTGGAAATAAAGCGAATACTGCGAGAGGCGCAAATATCAGCCAACGGCTAGACCGCATCTCTAAACGTAGTCGTGTTTAATGATGTAGTTCACAGCAAGGAAAGGCTGATTGTAATCAGTTCCACTACCAATAGCACCGTTTGTGATAGTGACGTTGGAGGTAACTGAATGAGTATGAGCAGACTCGTTAGCGTTTGATAAACCTATAGATGTTGAAGCACTGTTATTACCCGTTTGGATAGATTGACTAGCAATCGTATTGCCTTCTGTGTAATAGTTTCCATTACCATTTGCATACGTACTTGTATAATTATTGGTCATCGTGTGCGTATGAGGATGTTCGGCAAAAACTGTTCCACCAGTATATGTCAATACGTTTGCATGTTGGTGAGCAGAACCAGAACCACTAGTAACAGCATTGTTGGTTAAAGTGTTTGCGTGAGTATGACTCGGCAAGTTCGCTTCAGCAATAGTTGTCGAACCACCAGTACCCAACAAAGTGCTACCCGTACCCGATGCTGTTTTACCTAACGCAAAACGCCCACGCAAGTCAGGTGTGGTTGCGCAAAGCGCAAAAAGTTCAGGGTGAGTACCCGACACAACAGCAGTACCGTTACACAAAATCCAACCCGTAGGAGCAATGGAGGCAACAGACGCAACAATCGTTCCAACAGGACAAAGAGCCTTCAACAACGTCAACGCCAAATCACCCTGCACAATAGTTGCATCAAGAATTTTGGCTGAAGTCACAGCACCAGTAGCAATACCGTCAGCAGTAACCTGACCCCATTCAGGGGCTGTAGCACCAGAGTTTACTTTCAACACTTGAGCAGCCGTACCAACAACAAGTTCAGTAAAAGTACCTGGCGTTCCCGAACCCTGATACACGACAGACCCAGCGTTAGCGTATTTAGATACCAACTCGTTAGACTGATTTGCTTCTAACGCCGTAAACACAGGATAAATAACAGCACCTTGTTCATGTTGACGGTCAGTAGTGCCATCAGCGCCACGACCAGCAGAAGACGCACCCCATGTAGAAGTAGCAGCAGGGTCGACAACCGTAAGAGTGGTAGAAGTGCTGTACTTAACACAAATCTTTTCTTCCTTAGCAGTACCAGGGTCAACTACAACAAAGAAAGGTTCAGCATCGGTAGAGAAACCAGACATGGCAACAGCCAAAGTGATATTAGTTGCCGCAGCGTTAAGTGTTGTTCCAAGGGTATTGGATACAGGCGCACCTCGATTAACTGCCATAAAACTCCTAGTTTTCGACTGACCGCAAGGTTACTACAAGCGTACCCTCAAATGCCCAACTGTTACCCGAAGAATCTACAGGCTGCCAAACAATATCTTCAAGAATAACATTATGCGTGAAAGAACCTATCTGTAGGGTAATAATCCGAGGGGATTCAATTAGCCCATCAAAAAAGGTTTGCTCCTCGTCAACATCGAAATAGTATTCTTTCCCTCTTACCGTTACCGACTTATGCAAGATAATAGGGACAGAGAAAACTTGCGAACGGAAAGGGGCAGCGTAGGCTCTAGCCATCCAACGAGTAAAGGTTGGTCCTGTTGTGGCAGTGCTTCTTTCTAATACAAACTTAAAGCCTGCTTCAATTGCTTTAGAGTCTGACCCGTCAAACGAGTTTTCGGTATCGTTAGCCTCAGCCCATGTGCCTGCTGCTTCGTATGCGCCATCATCAATTTTCAGGTATGAAGTGATAGAACCAACCAAAGGGGTGGAACGTGTGTCTATTTTGGCGATGAACTTGCGGTCTGGGATTCCCCAACGCCATGTCCCTGTTTCTATTTCTCCTGAAGCAACCAGGTTAGCGGAGTCTTCAACAATGATACCCACCCCACTCAATGCAAAGATACGTTTCGTGGCGAACGGTGTTACTGGGTCATCAAACACAACAACACTGTTGACAGCGGCGGTAGAGGTATGCATAAGGTCCGTAGCAAACGCTGGGGTATTAGGTGCGATAAACACGGACAGGTCTAACGCTCCCAATCCACTCGATATTCCGTCATAGTTTGTCCATGTAAAATATGCAAACCTGTCATTTGACGCAAACTTTTGTACTGCACCTGATGTCGGAATTAGTTGTCCTGCTATAAGACTTGCATTAGCATCTGTTGAACAGTAACGGACACCCCTGTTTGTACCAACAAGAATTGACCCAAGGTACCCACTGATTGCTGTCACCACTTCACCTGTTGGCAGTTCAAGAGCAACCACACCCGTATCCAAAGTACCGTCTGCTTTAATAGTGATTTTGTAAATAAGGGATTTCTTTCCTGAGAACCCTGCCGCGTACACAGCATTTTGTCCTGTGGCTACACCAACAAAACGGAACTCCGTATCGTCAGGTTGAATAACAAATGATTTAGTACCAGTATCGCTAATCAAATGAAGGTCGTGGTCGTGCGCTCCAAACATATAGTTCTTAGCAAACCCAAGCATGTAATAAGAATCAGAACCAGTAAGAAATTTAGTATTTGAAATAAGAGCAGGGTCAACAGAAGGGATTACTTGTCTTATGCCATCAGCAGGGTAAGCCAAATAAACTTTATTGCCGTCGGTAGCCATAGCAGCAACCGTTCCTGTAGGTGCTGCGGTACCACCAGCAGTGTCAACAACAGCAGTCCATGTAGGACTAGCCGCATATGGGTTGGTGGTGAATTTAACGTCGCCATTTAACGCAACATAAACACGGGTTCCACAAACAACCATGTGCTGTGTAGTAGAAGCATTAGACAACGAAACTTTAGTTGCGTTATGCAAACTCAACTGCCCCTTAACCCAAGGGTTCACACCTTTAGATTTGTAAAACCTAAACGGCGCAGAATCATTCATGTCTGCATAGGTTTGCCCCGCACCACTATGCCAAGAATCCTGCCCACGCCTCCACAAACCACCAGGGTTAATAGCACCCTCACCAGGGCTAGTGGAATCATCCGTAGAATCACGAACACGTTGCTCGTAACCTCGTTGAAACTTTCCTGATTTTTGGTCAACCATAAACGGGCGACCATCAATAGCAACAGGAAAAACATTAGGAACAAGTGAAGATACTGCCGTACCTGAATAGAAAGGAGGTGTCCCAAAATACGGTAAGGTAAATGTTGTTACCGACACCGTTTAATCCTTCGATAAAAAAGTTGGGTACGCCCTCGAAAGTCTTGCTGCTTCAGCCTGAATACGGTCACGACGCAAACGTTGCAACTGACTAAAACTGTTTCCAACAGCCCCAGAAGAAACTTCCTCTGCTCTACGAGTATCACCTTGTGATTCAGTAAAGTTACGTTTCATTTCGCGTGGAGACATCAAACGAATTTGTGTACCCAAAGCAAGAATATCTGTAAGAGTTTCCTGCAAACCACCAGTGCTGTTTACATCCACCGACTCTGTTGCCGCAGTCGCGTACGGTGCTTTGTATACAACACGCAACCTGCCAGGGAACACCCCTTGGTCGAAACGGATTGCGAACCCTGAAGCAAAGTCATCTGTTGGAAGGTCACGGATAAGACGCACCTTACGTGCTATCGGATAATCGTCAGTCATGTACCGAACTGACACTTGCACAAGGTCAATGATGGCTGTGACACCTGTCAAGTTAACCATCACATCTGAACCGTTGTAATCGATGTTCATTGTTTTGATTTGGAACAAGCCGTGCATTGGTGAAGACAAGTCAGAGATTTCGTCGTTCAATGCTTCAAGGCATTGCGCTCTAGGGAACCGTGGGCTAACAGTAACAATCGCACCAGCAGTATGTGCTGCAGCAGTAGTCCCGTTGTATCCGCGTTGCACTTCTAAAGTTTTGGCGCCAGCATCAGCAGACCAAACGTAAAACAGTTCTGAATCTATTTCAAAAACTTGTCCAACACTCAATCCATCCAATGAGTACGTGACAGTAACACTGGTATCACTGCTGGTAACAGTTGAAGCCAGTTTGTTGCGAGCCTCAACCGTTCCAGACAGTAGTTGCCGCAACGTCCTATCAATGACGGTTGCTGCTGTGGTCATTTACTTCTTTTTCTTAGCCTTCTTCATAGGCTTACCGTATTCCATCATCTTCTCTTTTTTGCCTTCTTTGCCTTCATGCTTTTTCATGGCACTCTTGGACTTATACATTTCGCCTTTAGCAGACATGGTTACTTGCCTTTCTTCTTGGTTTGTTTGGCTTCAGACAGGGCAATAGCGATAGCCTGCTTGCGAGATTTTACCACAGGACCACCCTTCCCAGAATGAAGTGTTCCAGCCTTATATTCGTGCATAACCTTCTGCGTTTTCTTCATGGCTTTAGATGGCTTCTTCATGGTGTCTCCAATAAATATCCTGATTCACGCAAAGTGTCGCGCACATTCAACACTACAGTATATGTTTCCCCTGGAATCATCTTCACAGTATGACCGCCAATGGTCGCTTGAACACGGCGTGATACCTGTATTTCGCATGTTGGTTCTAATGGCATCCAGTCATATGGTATCTGTTTCCCAGATGGTTTAACGATTTGTAGCAACTGGTCGGCGGCTGTCCCCCAGTTGAACGCTGCTGTTTGTGGGGCTGTCAGGTTTGCCTGACGACGATACTTGTCACGGTTCGCATACAAATCTTTGATGGCTTCAGCGAGTGCTTCGGGGTCAGGTTCATCCCAATCACCCATGTCCTGCCAAACACCTTTAGCAGTAGGAACACTAGTAGTAGGTATCCGATGGGTGGCAAGGTTGGAGAACTCTCGATGACCATGAGCATCAGAAAGAATCGTTGGGACACCAGCAGAGATTGCTTGTAACGGCATTAACCCAAACCCTTCGCCACGTGAAACAGATATAAACCCGTGCATAGAGCGAACCAAATCACGTTCCTGCTCCACAGTCAACCAGTCACGATGCACCACCACATTCGGATACTCTAAATCTTTAGGTGCGAACAGATGCGGCGGAACAATTTTGATATGTAACTCTGCGTCAGGTAACTGCAACTTGTTAAACACCTCTAACACCACATCCATACCTTTGCGATACCATTCCGAACCCCCGCACATGATACGGAACTTGCCATCAGGTTTATCTTCCGAAGGGAACCACATGTCACGGTCAACACCTAACGGAATCATATGCACATCATCATGGAATTGTGAGAACAGTTCCCAGTTATGCAACGAAGGAACAATGACCTTACTAAAGTTTTGTAGATAGTCAGAGAACTCTGGTGGCAACCAATTCGTTTCCCACATAGTCAACAAATGCGGCACCTGCGTACGCTGCCAACCTTTAATCAGGTTTGGTCTTAAAGCAAAAACAACATGTTCAGCATCTTCAACAAGTGTTACCTTTTCCGATAACGCATTACGCAGTCCGACAACCATTTTGCCGTAACCCACTTTTTCGATGTTGACACCAACAAGGTTCAGATAGTTGGAAGTATCCCTGTTTCCACTTGCCATCCTTCTTGCGCTCTTTTCTCTACGTTGGCAGCACCATCAATCTTCTTCGGTTGTAAACCATCCGCACGAAGACGTTTGTATGCTGGCATATCTTTGTTCCAGTTACGTTCTGTTGTATTGATTTCTGCCACCTTACTCCCACGACTGGTAGTGGTGTTGACACCCATACGAACCCCTGCAACACGGCAACCAAAGCATCCTTCGACATCTAGGTCGGGATGTGTTTCTTGATGTTTCACGAAATGTATGCTCCGTATCCTGCGGCTGTTAACGATGCTACCTCGGTGGCATCAATCTCAATGTCATGCCCACCGTAATAGGTTTTGGATATAACAGCAAACGTTGAAGGCTGGTTATCTGTGTATGACCCATCTGTTAAAAGATATATGTTACGACCCCTGGCAGATGGTGTGATTCGATTACCTAAACGGTTAGCCATCCGTTCCTCTTTAGAAAGTTGTCCCTGATTGTAAACACTGGAAATGATTACTGGTACAACAAAGTCATCGGTTGGTGGTCTAAAAGTTGCCATCAGGTTATGCTCGCTCCGTATCCCGCTGCTGTCAATTCTGCTATTTCAGTAGCATCCAAAAAGTTATCATGCCCACCGTAGTACACCTTGACTATGCGTTCAGGCATCCGAGGGTCAGTTATCTGATATGAGCCATCGGTAAGTTTGAACAGGTTGTATTGGCGTATACCTTGTGGTACGAAAGAGAACAGTCGGTCAGCACCAGATGTGCCGAGGCGTTCAGCGAACGGATATGTGCTGGTAACTGGGACACGGAAGATGTGGGATTTGTCCCATTCGGCTGTTTGTGTTCCTAAACCTGTGCCTGTGCAGGCTCTAAATAATGCTCTTGCACCTGTCGTCGTTGACGTTCCCGTTCCCGAACCCGACGCTGTACGGATATTCTTGATGAGTCGTATCGCTGTTTGTGTGCCTGTGCCTGAGCCTGTAGCAGTTCGTGGTGCAACATGAAGTCCGAGTGTAGTGGATGTCCCTAAACCTTCTCCTGTGGCTGCACGTAGTTTTACGATTACACGGACAGCAGTTCCGTCACCTGTGCCCGAACCTGTGGCGGTTCTGACAGGGTTGATGTTCCATTGGGCGATGTCTGATGCGGTTGCGCCGCCTGCACCATAACCTGTGCGTAGTACACCGTGAACAATGGTGTTGTTGGATGTCCCTGTGCCTGAGCCTATGGCTGTGACGGTGAGGGTGGTAAAGAAGTTTTGGGTGGCTGTTTCTGTGCCTTGTCCCGTACCTGTGGCTGTGCGTTCGATTGCAGCCTGGTTGTAGATTGCACCTATTTGGTTGTAGGTGTATCCTGTTTGGTTATAGGAGGTAGCCATTTGCTACCTATGCAGGTCCAATATCTTCAACAAACAATTGGAAATCTCCGAAAATTGTTCCCGTACCTGATTGACATTTAGCCCGAACTTTTCTTGTGACCGACCCAGCAGTTTCGGTGGAAATGTATGTCAAATTTTGGAATGTATAGTTTCCGCCACCAGGAACATACAAATTCAAAGAACCCTTTGCTGTGTTGGATGAATCAGTAATGTATGTTTCAAGAGTTCCAGCCGCCGTTGCGTTGGAAGCATAAGCATAAAAAGTATATTTGTATTGACGATTGGCTATAGCGGTAAATGTTATGGAGGTTCCTATGTCGGCAAGGGTTGTGGTTATGCCTACTGTGGTACCAGTTGTTTTAGCAACAATTCCCCAAGCCGTGTTCCAGTTTGGATACCACGCCGTACCGTTCCACACCAACACCTTGTCCGTGTCGGTTTCATAAATCATTTGACCTTCAAACGGCACAGCAGGGCGAGTAGACGACGTACACACACCAGGTTTAATAATTGATTGCGCACCAACAACAGAACTAAGAGGCATCAGAAACCTCAGTCCAACCCGAAGCCAACAGGTCAGCGTATTCTTCTTCGGTCATTTCACGAACCTCGTCATCTATTTGGATATTTGGTCGTGTCATAGTTATGCCTTCCTGTATCCGTACACGGTGATAGTTCCACCAGTCATCGTGCCGCCACTTGGGGTAATAGTGAAGGCAGTATATGAAGTAGCGTCATTGAGAAAACCACCAAAAATACCGAATGGATAACCAGTAGACGAACTAACAGGATTTGTCCTAAAAACTGTTCGCTTCGCAAGAAACGGACTTTCTATTTCGCCTCTGCCCGATAAAGCATTTGTACTGCCATATCCGATGTCTATAAATGCACCATTGTTTGTATTTGTACCCGTTACTGTTGATGCTGTGTATCCAACATAAAGACCGCCAGCATAGTAGCCCGTTGCCGTTGAGCCAAGCGTTAACCGAAGGTTGGCATCGGCACTACCCACACCACCACTTAACTGGATTTGATAGTTGTCGTAAGTAGTAGAAAACGCATCAGAAACAGTCACACTCGCAACAGCAGAACCAACCGTTTGTGACTTAACAAATACCAGCCCGCTGTTGCCGACAGCAGTACCACCCGACACCTGCTGCCAAGCCGACCCACCATAAATGTAAGTTAAATCGGTATCGGTTTCGTAAATCATTTGACCTTCAAACGGTGTTGCAGGTCTGTTAGACGACAAACAAACGCCTGGTCGAAGCCCTTGTGTGGTAGCAGAAATAGTCATTGTGTTGCCTTAATAATGTAGTTCAAAACAATCGTTGGCTGCGTATTCAAGTGGGCCGTGTCGCTACCTGTTGCTTGGTTGGTTGCAGTCGTCGCTTGGTTGGTAGCAGTTGTGGCTTGGTTTACTGCGGTAGCACCAGCAACATAACCGCTACCAACACCATAATCACTAGAATATGATGGTGCAGACATGTTCACACCCGTACCTTGCGAACCACCCCATTTGGCAACAAAATCGTGACCGTGGGAGTTCTGTGTGTGGTTGTGTGAATCCTGTGTGTGGTTGTGAGAGGTCTGCGTGTGGTTGTGACTTGCAAGTTGTGCAGTAGTCAAAATATGAGTTTGTGTACCACCAGTAGCACCCAAAGTATTAGAAGCAGTAAGAACCGTACTTGTCAAACGTGAAGCAGCAGTACCACCCATATTGTCAACACCCGCAACAGCACGACCACGCATATCGGGAATATTAAAAGTTGTAGAACCATCACCAACACCGTAAGTCGTACTTAGGGCAGTAAACAACGCAGAATAATCTGTACGAGAAACAGCCTGCCCGTAACACATTAACCAACCAGAAGGAGCAGTCGTACCAGCAAAAGCCGACACAATACCCGCAGGAACCTGCGTCACAGTGCCCAAGCCAACAGAAAGACCCATAACTAGTTTGTCTTATCCCAACCAACAACCGTCACATTCACCTTCGACGCAGTATCAGACAAACCCTGCAACGTTTCTGTAGTCAACAACACAAGAGCCGTATCCCAAACCATCAAATCATTCGCACCAATCGGCAACGCCGACATAATACGATTCGCAGCCGTAGCCGCAGAACCAATAGCCAACGTCACAGTACGGTCAACCGTATCCGTATTAGCAATAATGATTTGCTTCACCACAAACGTATGTCCAGAAGTCACCGTACACAAAGTTGTTGTAGAAGTACCCAATTGTGTTGGTCCACCCAACCTAGATTCTGCTCTGTCACCCGATGCCATACTACGCTCCTACATCCATCAAAATAATTGCCGCCAAAACATCCGAGTTCAACGGTTTATTAACCTTATAATCCAAACTGGTTACAACAGCCGAAGCAGTCACACCCACTTTAGCCTGCAACGCCTCAACAGCATCATTCACATCAGCATGCTGGTCAGCGTGAGAAGGACTCGTCAACGCATCCGTAGAAAGCGGATTAGTCAACGCATCAAGAGAAGTAGGAAAACCTGTTGCCACTAAGGGCTACCTTCCTAGTCCAGCGTCAACGTAAGTGACGTGATTTGAAAAGTATCGCCAGCAGTCACAGCCGCAGTAGTAGCCAAAGCACCCGACCACAAAGCATTACCAGCAGTAGACGCATCCCACAAAGACCAATGCGAATAAGTTTCAGTAGTCGAAACGTTAGTCCACTCAATCGTCGCAGAAGTCACAATAGAACCCGACGCTGCTGTAGCCCACGACGCAGCCTTACGGGTAGCCTCAACAGCCGCATTAGAAGTAGCAGCCTCACCAGGGTCCCCCAAATGCAGTTTCACATAAACAGTTGTCGGCATAGTCCACGCAGTTTTACCTGTTGTGTGCTCCAAAATTTTTAGTTCTGCATAATTGGAAATTGACATAGGAACCTTTCGTTCAACATACTATACCAAAAGCAAAAGCCCCCCGCCGAAGCAGGGGGCTAAAGCCTTATCTAACTAGAAACTAATTAGACGTTAGTTGCAATTGAGGATGAAGACTCAATGCGACGGAGGCTTGCCTCACGGAAGCGACCGTAGCCACCAAGCCAATACCAACCCAATGGCTGCAAACGCATGAGAAGGTCGGTCACGTTACCGCGAACAATCTTCGGTACTGCGCCGTTACCATCTTGTGCTGAGTATGCCTTAGCAAGAGCCTGACGACCCATGATGTGTGTGCAATACACGTCAACTGCACCAGTTGTGCTGGTACCGTTCGAAGCGTTCTCGAACACTTTGGCACGTGGTGTCTCAATGAAACGTACCGACTCAAACAAGCCGATTTCGCCATTGTAGATACCTTCTGGGTTGACATAGTTTGCTGGGGTACGCCATGCGGCTGCGTCCGTTGCTGAACGGAAGTCGTATGAAACGTCTGGGTGGATGAAGCCGATGTAAGAACCGTTGAAGGTTGCTACGTTTGCTCCACGCAACTGTGCGACGGTCCTACGAACGTCGTCAGCGGCAAGTACGTCTTCAGCCTGAACCGTTACACGGCTCGTTGGTGTTGTCGAACCACCTGTTGCGTATACCACGTTGGTTCCGCCTGCAAGAACTTCACGGACAACTTGGTCGATTGAATCGCCTGCGTTGTATCCGATGATGTTTGCTGCTGCTGAGTCAACATCCAAGAACGCTGTTCCGCGCAACTTGGCTGTGGTGACAACTGCGTTACCGTATTCGTTAAGAGTTACGGTTACTTGGCTGTCGGACAATGCTGTAGGAGTAACGTCGGTCACTTCGTTCAGTGTTGACGTTGCTGCTGCAATGTCGCTGAAAATTGTGAATGTGACGCCAGTTCCTGGCATTGCTTGCTGTACTGGTTGTACGTCTGCTGCCTGGTCGAACAAGAGTTCTGAACGCAACGCAAAATATGCGAGACGGTCAAATGCTACCTGGTCTACGGACAACGACGAGAGTTGGGTTTCGCCTGCCATGATTATTTTTCCTTTGTGTAGAAGTTGTTACGAATTTTGTAGTGCTATTCGTGCTTCTGCCAGGATTGAATCTACTTCTTGAGGGCTTCGTGCGTCGTTCAGCCTTCGAGTCCAGTCAACAGGTGGTTGCGTTGTTTGGGTTCCTGCCGCAATTTTTGCGGTTCGTTGCCAAGCGTTTGCTTCTTCTCTGGATGGTGTGGAATCTGGGGGACTAATCAGTTGCGCCTCAACAGCGGCTTCCCTAATGGCATCTGGGGAAAGTTCTCCGTCGTAGCCTTTAACAAAGTACTTTGACGCTGGTGCAGTGAGGTCGATGCCTGCTTTCACGAACGCTAGTTCTCGTTTTGCTACTTCAGATTCCGCTACCAACTTGCGTAGGTCGGCGGTTTCTTTCTCCAATTGTTTCATCCTTGCCCTAACAGGGTTTTGGTTTGATTCCATTTGGTCTTCGTTGTCGTAGTTGTCAATATCTGACATATGGCACTCTCGTTTCTGCCCACACCATGTCCGAGGTACGTGGTGGCTGCGGTTGATTGGTCACCCCATGTCGCCGTACGGTGCGGGGGATTCCCGTACAGGTTCCTACCGTTTAAGGTATCGTTTGTAACTATAACACAACTTACTTACTAATGTCGGTTATTCCCCTACGGTTGTAAGTCCGATGTTGGATTGTTGTGTTTGGGCGAATCCTCCGCCTGCTTCGAATCCTGCTTTGCGTCGGCGTTGAGTTTTGGCTACTCGTTGGGCGGCTGCAGCGTTTGTTCCTAATGACCCTGCTACTAGTTCTTCTTGGGTCAAGGCTTGTTCTCCTTGGAGTGGGCGGGTGAGTTCTTGTAGTTGGGATACTTGGGCGAAACCTGTTCGGGCTTCTTCTTGGGTTACGCCTTGTTGGACGAGTAGTTCTGCTGCTGGTGCTCCGAGACTGATGCCTGCTTGTTGGCGGGCTTGTGAGGCTACTTCGGCTGCACGGGCTGCTCTTAGTACTTGGTCTTTGGTTCGTGCAGGGTCTACGAAGAAAGCGGCAAGTGTGCCATCATCGAGTCCGTATAGGGTTTTGAGTTCGTTGACTACTTTTGGGTCAGCGTTTTTGACTGCGGCGTAGCCTTGGTCTACGCGGGCTTTGACTTCATCTGGTGAGATGTCGTTGGCTATGAAGTTGGAGAAGTCTTCTGGGGTGTTGTAGAAGTCTGCTGGCATACCTGCACCCGATAGCGTATTACGGTATGAGGATTCTAACTGTAGATATTGGCTTACCGAATAGGCGGGTTTATTGGCGGCACGTCGAGTTTCGTTTGCTGCGAAACGTTCTCGAAAAGCAGCAGATTCACGCAACTGAATACCAATGTCATCCAGTGACGATGATGCTGTTAAACGTCGGTCAGCCAATGCGGTTTTAACATCAGCCAATAACTGTGGGTTATCCATCCCATAGTATTTTAGGGTTGCTTGCAAAATATCTGAAGCGGTTTGTGTGTCGCTAGCAATGGAATCAATTTGTGACATTAGATAATCCTTCCGAACGCTTGAACTAAGTTAGCAGCCAAACCTCTAGCCTCTTGTTTCGCATTGTTGGTTTTTTCCCAACCGTATTTAGGGTCTGTACGCAACAACCTATCCCACTCACCAGTACTCATAACACGTTTCTTGCCTTCTTCGCCAAAGTTTATGGCGACCTCATAATCGGCTGCAGACATGTCAAGAGTATTAGGGTCAACTTCCAACAGTTGGGCTGCCGTGTTTTTGAAGTTCCCTGCCAAACTTTCCAACGACACACCTTGGTCGATAAGGTCAGCCAAATGTGGGTAACGTTTCTTAGCAATTTCTCGTTGCTGCCTTTGGAAATCTTCTCTGGTTATTCCACCAGTAAGAATAGATTGAACTGATGCTTGGTCTGCGCCTGCAGTATTAAAATATGCGCGGGCATCGTTAACAACATTCAGGTAGTCGGCTGATTTGGTTGCTCTAGCCAACGCTGTAGGGTTCACATATTTGCCATCGGCACCAGTCTTAAATACTTCTTTGTAGGTTTCTTGTTTCAAACGGTCACCTGTGTAACCCATGTTGATGGCGGTGTAAACAAACTGTGTGAAGTCTGTGCTGTCGAAACCTAGTTCTCCTACAACGTTTTTGATTTCGCGAACTTTGCCAGAGGTGCTGAGTTCTTGGAAGAAGTCTGTGCCATCAAGTTTTGCTGCGAACGCTGATTGTTCTTCTACTGTGAGTGGGCGTGGTAGTGCGTATTCTTTGAGGATGGCAAATAGTTGTGGGTATTTGTTTCGGTCTAGGTCTGTTAGGTACCATGCTTTGGCAGGGTTGTTCTTTATGAACAGTTGTTCCCACGAGTTATCTGTTGCGGCTGGTGCTGCTGCTTTTCCTTTTTCCGCTTGGGGTAATGCTTGATATTCGGCACGTAGTGTTTTGCGATTTGCTGGTGTGTCAGGTAAACCTTTTGCTATTAACTGTTGGTCGACATATGTTTTCATCGCTGTAGGTGTGCCAGCAGTGCCTTTAGGAATGGCACTTGATGCGGTGTCTGGGAGTGTTGATGGTCCCAATATTTTTTTGGATACGCGACCATCCATATAGGTAGTTACTTCGACGTTGTTGCCGTTTTCAACAACAGTAACTTTGCTTTTTACTGTAACTGTTGGGTCCTGCATGCCAGCACCAGTACGTTTTTCTGCGGCTAATGCTTCAGCACCAGTCATTGTTGTGGTTGCGGTAACAGTTTCTGCTGGAACAAACGCAGTCTCAACATATCCACCTTCTACTGAGTTAACAATGCGTGGAAATACAAAACCTTTAGCATCAAAATTCTCATACTGAGATACAAGTGCAGCCATATCGTCTTGATATGCGTTGTATTTTCTTTCATCATTAGGGTCGTCTCTAAATCGTTTACCAGATGCTATTACAGCATCTTCCGCAATTTTGATGCGTGTTTGTGCACCAGATTGTTTTAGTTTTGCATCCGTGGATTTTGCGGCAACTGCTTTAGACGCGGCATCTTCACGGTCTTTGGCATCGTCATACATTTTTTGATATATGTCAACTTGGTCTTTTGCCGTATTATATTTTGTTTGAATTGCTGCACGATTTTTAGGGGATGCTGTAGCAAGTTCTGCATTTAACGCATCGCGGTCGTCTTTTGCTTTTTTAAGATATGGCAAAATTTCTTTTGTGGATTCTAACTTTTTTACCATTATGCGAGTCCTTTAACTTTCTTATCCAAAATATCGAACAACGAAGCAGCACTAGTAGCCTGCGCTTCAGGACCAAACTGTTGAGACGCATACGCCTCAGCAGCAACACCAATGTTCGGTGCCATAGCACCACCAGAGGCTTCAGTTGATTTCTGTTTGAAAGCCATCTGACGAAACGCAGCCTTCTCTTCGGGGGTTGCATCCCTTGCCATGAACTGTCTGAACACTGTGTCCACTGCAGCATCCAAATCTTGTTTGGCATCAGGTCGAACAGTTTTACCAAGACCGCCAGTTACCTTATATTCTGATTGAAATAATGTGCGTGCTACTTTTGTTGTGACACCAGAATAGTTTGCGTAACGCAAAAATGATTCCATTGCGGTAAGGTCTGCTGATTCAAACATTCCTGTTGGGCGATAGTTCTTCGGGTAAAGTCCTCGCGCAGCAAATGACTGCTGTAATGCAATACGGTCATTTACGGTAAGTCTTGCTAGTTCGCTATATGATTCTTTAGATGGGTCGTACTGTCCACGGACAATGACACCGCGTTCGTCTACGAGATTTTGCCCAACATATCCAAATGATTCTGGGGCAACAGTTTCTCGAATGCGTGCAGATGTTGCTTCTTTGGCTGAGATTGGGGTGGTGGAAACAATGTCACCTGGCAGTGGTGTGAATCCTTCCATTTCTGCGCCGATAGCCTGACGTACACCAAGTTTTACATCGGGTGCAAGACCACTGGATGATGTGCCGAGGACAGATGGGGCAACCAACGAAGGAACGGTGGTTATTTCTTCGCCTGTTACTGGGTCTTTTGCCATTAGTCTACTTCTCCTGCAAGTTTATCTTCAAAGATACGTGCGAATTCAGGGTTTTGCTGAACAAGCGTTGCTGCAATACTACTCAACCAGTCCTTCAAAGGTTGCGCACGAACAGAATCCAATGAACTTAACCCTACTTCAGCGGCTTTTTGTAGTGCTTCATCGCGGGCATCTAAGTATTGTTTCACTGATTGTGCTGTGGCATTGTCAGAAACACGGCTGTCAGATACTAGGTTGCGTAGTTCTTTGGTGAAAGCATCTAGTTCACCAGGGTTGAATTGGGCTTTGGCTGGGAAACCTGGGTATTCTTGGTTGAGGAATCCACGCCATTGAGATAGCCAATCACGTTGTTCGGATGTGAGGGTGTCACCTAGTTGGTTTCGTTTCTCACGGTAGATAGATGAACCTATTTTGTATTGGGCTGCAGCCACGATTTCTGGGGCTGTGAGTCGTCGACGGTTTTTGTTATTGAGTTGACGGTTCCAAGTTTGGAAACTAAACCCATCTCCGCCAGGGGCTAGGTATCCTGCGGTGTTTCCGTATTCGTTGAACAGGTCGCCGTTGCCTCGTTGCCATGCGTCGAACTGTTTGGTTGGTTCTAAGCCTCCCTTGACTGGTTCGGTTTTGTGTCCAAGATAGATAAAAGCATCTTCACCAAACTTTTTGATGAACTCATCAACTGCTGTATCACGGTTATTTTCTTGTAGTTTATAAAACTCTTGCGACAAAGCAGAAGCAGTAATGTCACCGCCATCAGTTTCTAAACGGAAGTCAATCC